CAGGCACAACTTTCCATTGGCAAACCGCTGATCTTGTTACGCCAAGTAACTTTGCAAGCTCACTCTGTGAGCCTGCCAACTGGGTTAATTGCTGCTTTGTCATGCGGTGATTCTATGTTAAGCCAAATAAACAACAAAACCCCCACAAAATAGTCAGGTACTTAACAAAGTGCTTGCATTGATGTTTAGTTTGCTTAACAATACATCCATTCCCCAGCACAACGCATAGGGTCTTTTAGGAGGTCACATGACCGATTTCACTTTCTCTCCCGCTGATTTCAACGCCACCACTATTCTTGTGGTTGCCAACACTCCAGACGCTAAACAATACTTAGCAGAACGCTACGGTTTTGGTTGTGTGTCCGTTGAAATTCGCAAGTCTGCCGCGCCAGAGTTTGCGGATTCTTTTGAATTCCAAGGTTTGTCTTACGCTTAATAAATTGGGCGCAAGCCCTTTAAAGGAACAACCATGAGACACATAGATACCCTCCCCTTTGTAGACGCAAGAATCATGATTGACCAAGGTCTTGAGCACCTTGTCATTGAGCACGGTGACATGGCAATCCCTGTTGACTGTTACTTTTGTCCAGTAACTGGCAACCTTTGGCATTGTTACCTTGGCACTACCGATATATCAGGCGTAATGTCAGCCACCGCAATTGCTGAATTAGAGCGTGAATTTGCGCCTTACAGTTTGTATGAGAGGAATGACTATGTTTGATATTGAAACCTACAAAAAACCTACCGACTGGGTGCAGGTTGCCCTTTGGATTGTTTCGCTTGTTGCCATTATCGTGGTGATTCTTGATGTTTTTATTTGGAGACCGTAATGAAATATGCATTTTTATTGTTAGCACTGGTCGGTTGCGCCAGCGAAACCAAGTTGACTGAACAAAAGCTCGTGATGGACAAAGAAATCCAAGCAATGGGCAGAAGTGAAGTTATTGACGCTGTTAAGCAGTGTGAAACATCAGGTTTGCGAGCCATCACAATTTATGGCAAACGCAAGATTAATGGCTATACCGCAGAGACCATCGTAGATGTGACCTGTGGCCCTAAATGGTATTACTAAGGAAAATCATGCAAACACCAATTGGAAACAAAATTGCCGCCGCATTTGTCAAAAGCCAACGCCAGTTTGGGCCAGCCTTAAAAACGTCTACAAACCCTCATTTCAAATCTAAGTACGCTGATCTTGCCAATTGCATTGAAGCTGTTATTGGGGCTTTAAATGACAATGGCATAGGTTTAATGCAACGTACCTATGAATGCAAAGATGGCGTAATGGTGGAAACCATGTTGGTTCATGAATCAGGTGAAGTTATGGAATGCGGAATGCTTCATGTGCCTGCCACAAAAATGGATGCAATGGGTTTTGGCTCGGCGTTGACTTATGCTCGCCGTTATTCGCTTTTAGCCGCCACTGGTCTTGCCCCAGAAGATGATGATGGTGTAGCCGCCAGCCGCCGCACCGAAATTAAGTCTACGGTTAACGAAAACCAAATCCTTGACCTGATGGCGGCAATGGATGAAACCACCACGCTAGAAGAACTCCAGAAAACTTACAAAGCCGCTTATGCCGCAGCCAATGGCGACCCCGCTTGGCAGAAAAAAGTGATTGCGCGTAAGGATGCCAAAAAAGCACAATTGGAGAATAAATAATGGATCAACGAACTGAAGAATGGTTTGCCGCTCGGTTGGGTAAGGTGACCGCCAGCAAAGTTGCAGATGTAATGGCAAAGACCAAAACAGGTTATGCCGCCAGCCGCGAGACTTACATCACGCAATTGGTGCTAGAACGCATCACAAAGACCAAGGCAGAGGGTTTTACATCGCAGGCTATGCAATGGGGTATTGACCAAGAACCCTTTGCACGGGCGGCTTTGGAATTGCATCAGGGTTACCTTGTGCAAGAAACTGGATTTGTGCCACACCCTACAATTGAAATGGCTGGCGCTAGTCCAGACGGTCTTATAAATGAAGATGGAATTTGCGAGATCAAATGCCCAGAATCTAAAGGAATGGTGGAAACCCTACTAACCCAGAAAGTTCCTCAAAAATATTATGCCCAGATGCAATTCCAGCTTGCGTGTACAGGTAGGCAATGGGCAGATTACTGTGTGTTCGATCCTAGAATGCCAGAAAAGGCGCAATTATTTGTTGCACGAATTGATCGTGACGACAGATATATTGCAGAGATTGAAACTGAAATTGTCAAGTTTTTAGCTGAAGTCAATTCCCAAGTCAAACAATTAACCGATTACATAGAAAGCAGACCATGAAAAAGATTAAAAACATTGTTGTCATTACTGGCACATACACAAATAAAGACGGTCAAGAAAAGAAACGCTATCAGACTATTGGTAGTTTGTTTGAAGATGGTGAAAATTTTAAAATTAAGTTAGACACCATACCTTTGGCAGATGGTGGCTGGACAGGATGGGCAAATTGCTATGACTTGGAGGAAAAGACAAATACAGGGGCTAGAGATGACATACCTTTTTAAACGTGCAAGATCAACTGATCCAATAACTAGTTTTATGGCGGCTGACCAATCTAGCCATTTGGCTAGCCATCATTTTGATCAAATTTTGGAATGCTTGCAACGGTTTGGCGCCAGAGGTAAGGACGGTATTGCAGAACTGACAAGGTTGGACGGGAATCAGGTAGCCAGGCGATTACCTGAGATGGCTAAGCTTGGCATGGTTGAGTTAACGGGCAAGACCACCAAGTCAAAGTCTGGCAGGGCAGAACGTGAATGGCGGTTTGTGCCTGTACAGCAAAAGTTGATATGACACAAGATGAAATCATTGAGATGGCTGTACAAGCAGAACTTAATCTGTATGTCCATGACCTGACTGAGAAGCAATATATTGAAGTGATTAAACACTTTGCAAAACTGGTAGTCGCCAAAGCCATTGCAGAGTTGGAACAGCGCACATGGGTAGGGCTGACTGATGATGAATTTAATGAACTTTATGATAGATATGTTCCAATAACTTGTTATGCGTTGTTGATTGAAAAGGTTGAAGCCAAACTCAAGGAAAAGAATTGCGTTGGATAATTTTAATTGTTATGGTAGGGGTAAGCTGGCATCCAAAGCCAGCCACCACCGCCGAATTAATTAACAAAGCCAAACAAAAGTCAATTAGCAAAGTCTGTGACAAACCCCGCAAAACCAAAGCCGTAAAGGAGCTATGCAAACAATGGGAAAAATAAAATGATTACAAACACAATAATGATAATTTTGTTATTAGCCATTGGGACATTTGTTGGTATTTTAGGAGTATTCTTTTTTATTTTATTTATTGATGAATAGCTGTCATATTTTTGGGATAAAGTGGTTTTGCGGAATGTTCCGTAACAAATTTTTAGGAATACATCATGTACAAGGTAATTATCGACATCGGCGACTGGTCATGGGACGAAGAGCAAAAATTGACTATTGAAACAAGTGATTTTGACAAAGTTCAAATCATTCAAGAGTTTATTGCGTTTCAGCAAGAACACGGTTGGGCTGCCGATTACGACTTAGTTGAAGACTACGAAGAAGAAGTCGAAGACGAAGAAGATGAAGAAGAAGAAGTCGAATACGCTGTTGGCGACATTGTTGAAGATGACGATGGCTTGGTATGGGAACTGATTGGCTGATATACTATCCACGCAGTTGTTCATTGCAGGGGGCGTAATTGCCCCCTTTTTTTATTCAATATCGTGATCTGCTTCTATATCCCTAGCCAATTGTCGCCAATCAAGACTGCGGGTATATAGTATGTATATACGTTCATCGGTTAATGGTTCAGTTCTGCGCTGAAGTTTACTGTTAGCCATTGCTAAGGCAAGTTGTGTTTCTTGCAGTATTGTGTGCAATTCTTTTATTTCTGATCGCAAATAAGTAACTAGATCAGACATTGTGTATCTTTCCTCTGAACTCAACTTGACCATCTGCCCAAGTATGGACTAACTCAGGCCACAATAAATTGCCGTCATGGAATGTCAGAATAGCAAATCCTGATCGCCAATTGGTTGGCGATAGTTCTAAATAATTTTCAAATTGTGGGCCTGTCGGTTCGGCTAATGTTCCCGTATCCACTCCAAACCTTGTGCCGTTATAGTCATCAAATGGAGTCACTTTAAGGCTGTGTAGATGCCCAGTACAAATATTGACTCCAGATTGCAGGGTGTTGTTGTGAGTGGCATGAATTCCCCCCTTCCAGCGGTGTTTGACAATAGTATTTTCAGTAGGCCAACACGCCCAGCATGGATGCCAAGCAGGAAAGTGATCCTTGAGACTAAAGCCTTTTACAAATTCGTACTGCGGTGCGTTAGCAGCTAGACGGTTCTCAAAACGAGCGTCATGATTACCCAGCGTCCATATTAATTGAGTACTTTTGTTTACTTTCTTGGCTGTATCTTCTATTTCACCAAGTGCTATATCACAGGCTTTCAGTTCTTGTATTACAGATGGTGTGGAATCCCAACCAATTCTTGGATAGCGAGAAATACTAGCGCCATCAAAAATATCCCCATTGGCAATAACTGCATTGGGTCTAAACTCTTTAATAGCCCATAGAAGTCCTTTAAATGCCGTAGTATGTATACCAGGCCAAAAATGAGCATCACTAAAAACAATAACAGTTCCATTTAGTATCCCCAAGTCTTTGCGAGCCGCACTAGGTTTGGTTGAAGCAGTTAGTAAAGGTTTTTTGACTGTTAGAGATTCACCGTATTTAATTTCTAAATGCCGTCTTCTACGCTGAATATTCCTCATGGTCATCCCAACAGCTTCTGCCATTGCAGTCGGAGATTCATGCTTTTTCCATAGTTCAATAAACTCTTGGTCAGTGAATCTCATATATGAGCCTTGCTAAGTTTTGCGTATTAGCACATATATTTATGACAAATTAATTTAAGAATATGGTCTAGTGCCTTGTTTATCAATGATTAAAGCCATTTTGCGTGGTTTATTGTCTACAGTGTTTGGAATTGATACATGAGTCCAACGATCAAATTCTCTGATTACTTGGTCATATTGCAAATCAGAATTGGTAATTGCTTGCACCACTTCATCTGGCGTCATATTAGGCACACGAAAATCGCAAGCGCACCCAAGTCTATGTTGTGATTTATCGGTTGATCCCACTGCACGGTTAACTTCCGCACTGCGAAACGCACTATTCACCATGATTGCTTTACCACCTAGAAGTTTCTTTACTTCTTCCAAAAATAAACTTAGACGTTTCAGATTTGCTAATTCTTGTTCATTAGGAGTATTGTCGTATTCACGATGATCTGTGAACGTCAATTCCTCAAGGGTAAAGTGCAAAGTTAAATTCATGGTGTAGGGCTTGATTTGTGAAGAAGCTGATCTTTGGCTTGGCTACCCGCAGAAGATCCAAAATAGAAAGCAATAATACCCGTCCATGCCGTACCTAGTGACCCTAGCATTAGCATCAGTGCATCAGATGTTTTAAAGTGTTCTGTCATCAAACCAATTAAAATGCCAAAGAATCCAATGGTGACGGCGATGGCCATAATGCCAGGTATCCAAGACTGTGTAGTCGATTGCATCTGTCTGGCTGACTTACGGTCATCAACAGCAATCTTTTCAAAGTCTAAACCCATCTCTTGCGCCCTTGCCGCCATAGCTATTTCAGCAGTCTTAATCTGGGCTATCTGGTCAGCGGTTAACTTACCCTCGGCAATGGTCTTATTAACGTCTTTAGGGTCAATTCCAACAGCTTTAGATATTGCATCAACAGCAAGTCCAGCCAATGGGCCGCCTAAAGCAGTGGCAATAGTAGGTGCAATTTGTTTTAACCAATCCATTATTTTTCCTTTGCTTTTTCAATCATTTTTTGAATAACTTGTTGCTGCTGTTTGGTCTGCTCCCGCACTTCCAAAATATCAAAGTACAGCATTGCCATTATGGGCAAAAGCACACCAAACACCACCGTCATTGCAATCAGAGAAATTACAAACCCCATTTCGCTATCCTCATCTGTCTGATTGCTAGAAACAGTAGCTGGAGGTATATAAAAACTATTACCACCGCCCCGATTATTAGCGCCTTGTCTTGGATTTGGTTTAGCATTCTTCGCCGTTGCCATGCCGCTACCCTTTCCTTTGCTTCTTGCGCTAGTCTTTCCTTTTCCTGTTCAGCCTGCAATCTTTCAAACTCATCTTGAAACCGTGACCAAACCGCACCAAGGGCAGGGTCAACGCCGTAAATCAACAATTCTCTTAATTCAGTAGCTTGGCGCTCCAGTTCCATCTGCTGAAAAATGTTATCAAGGGCTTGTGCTTTTAGTGACTTATTCTTTGGCGGGTTTTTCTTTTGCTCAACAACGGCGGCTTTAACTTGTTCGTGGGCATCAAAGAATTTACCAATGTAACCAGAAATCTCCATTGTGATGTTGGTGACATCTTTGGAAGTTGCTTTGAGGTCTTTATAAAAAGATACGGCCTGCTTGATTGCACCAATGGCGGCAAGGGCGGCTGTGAACGGATCAATTTATAGCCCCAAAAGTTTTTTGACAAACTCAGCCGCCACGCCTGGTCCGAATAAGACGCAAA